TCCTGATACTCCCGATAATTCCCCAGGATGAGGACCCAAGACAGTGTATGCCCCTGGGCCATCGCCTGGAAAAAGTCGTTACTGTACACGCTCCGGACGCCGCAGGGCACCGTGCGCTTGTGCAGGTATGGGGCCTCATAGACTCCACTGGGAGACGGGGTCGGAGTGAGCAGGGTGACCTCACTGTGGCGGATCATGTCCCATCACCCCAGTCCGTGTATCCGGTGGCCTTTTGCAGGCTCCCTTTGATGTCGTTGTATGCCCGCTCCAGCTCGGCATAGTTGGCGGGCTGCTTAAATCGCATCTGACAGTACAGCTTGACAGCCGCCAGAATGAGCGGATCAGTGCTGTCAGGAGTAGCGGCCACAACACCAGCAGTAGCGCGCAGATCCTGCAACGCCGCAGCGATCAGCTCTGTCAGCTCTGTATCATATGCGGTTATTGTTATATCCAGGGTGCGCTTTACTGCGTCCAGCATTGTCACTTGCTCCTCTTTTTGACAGGTTTGGGGGCGGTCGCCTCTGTTGCTGCGGGTGTAGGCGTAGCGTCCGCCGTCTCCGCCTGGGCCGTCTTGGGCGAGGCAGTCTCAACGACTACCACGGCCTGATTGGTGGAGAGCAGGAAAACCGCCTGGGCACCGGAGACGTCAACTACGGTCCCCGGTGCCAGTGTCACCCGCGCTTGTTTGGTGAGCTTAAGCAGCATCAGGTGCCAGGCTTGACCAGAGAGACAAAGCGCCCAAGCTTGGTGATGCCATGGCCAGCGTACTCACGGCCCAGAACCTCAATGATGTCCTCCTTTTTACGGGTGAGATCATCATATTTGATGGTCACGCCATCACCAGCGGGATAGTTGATCTGATGGCCGCGCAGATCGCCCACAATGGCGTACACCCCGGTGCCAGCAGTCGCCGCGGAATAGGCAGGCAGGTGAGACGTATACACACGAGACAGGCCCGCAAAAGGATCGATAGCAAAGCTGCCCGCAGCATAAGCGGCCAGGAACTCAACCTCGGTCTGGCGGTTCATGAGGACGACCAGCCCCGCGGCATCCTCGGCCAGCTGCGCCATTGCGGTGGGGATTGCAGTGACAGAGGGTGCAGCCGTCACCTTGGGCACACCGATAGCAGTAGCGCCGTTGGCAACAGGTGCGGTAACAATGTCATCCACAACCAGATCAGCCAGTTTCCTGGTGATCCGGTAAATGATTTCGTCGTAGATGTAGTCCAAGAACGCCTGGCCCTTCATATCCTCGACTTCGTCGGAGAAGCTGACCCACTTTTTAATGGTTTCGGGCTTAAGCTCGACCATGCCAAAGGTGAGCTCCTCTTCTGTCACCGCGCCGGAACCTTCCGCGTGGACAACGGCACCCGTGGCGCTCAGTTCAAAGGGCACCTTGAAATTGCCCTTGAAATAGGTCTTAGTGACCCGGGACAGGATCTGATCATTCTCCCACGCGGTCTCAATCCGCTCCTGCAGATAGGTGGGCACCGGGATGGCGCCGTTTTGAGGGGCGTTTTCGGTGAGCAGGGATCTCACCTCGGTGTCCTTGCCCGTCTTGATGTACTCCGCGTAGGCATCAATGTACTTCCGGCTTTCCAGCACTTCTTTGAGGGTCATACGCTGCCCTTCCTTTCCTTCTTCCTGCGTCTTGCCTGCGCCATCCGCGACTTTGCGCCGCTGGGCTTCGGCTTCCGCTGCGGCTTTGCGCAGCTCTTCCTTCTGGGCGTTCAGGCTGCGGACTTCTTCTTCCAGCTTGGACAGGTCCGCGCCCTCTGTTTCCATCTCTGACTTGATTTCGGCCATCCTGGCCTCGATCTGCTCAATGGTCATCAGTCATTGCCTCCCATCATCATCAATATCCTGATACGCGCTTTCTGGTCCTCAATGGCACGTTTTGCGGCTCTTGCACTCTCCAGTGCTTCCTGGGCGCTCTCCAGCGCCTCGGACAGGCCACGCGCCTGGATGGACGTCTGCGCGTATGCCGGGAACGTGACAGCGGACACCTCAAAAACACGGCCTATCTTGTTGATATGCCGTGTCGGGTGCTCGCTCTCCAGATCGTCCCAGCTTTGTCCGTCCACCGTGAACATGAAGGACATTCCGGAAATATCCCCACGGCTCACAGCGGAGTACAGGCTTTTAGCTTCGGCATTGTTTTCGGTGTCCAGGTTCACCCGGATGTCCATGCCGTCTGCATCCGTTACCAACTGCATTGTGCTGTTGGCGTTATTATTCCGACTCCTGGCCAGCGGAATCATGTCTGTGTTATGGTTGACGAGAAAGCGGACGTCTGTCAGGTCCGACGCATCCAGGGCACCCGGCTCGATGATCTCATCACACCAGCCCAGGTCGGTCCGCTGCCCGTAGACGATCGGACGCCCGATCAGGTAATGCCCATGCTCCTGATCCTCTTCCGCTCTCACCTCAAAGGCGAATGATCGGATTTCTTTTTTGCTATTCATTCGTGTTTTCTCCTTCCGCATCCGCGCCGTTGACGTTGTAATACTCGCCGCGTGCCGGGATCTGGGAACCATACGGCTCTGGCAGCGGGGACAGGTTGAGGATGTCGCGCAGCTCATTCCGAGTCATCAATCCCCGGTCGGCCAGCTGTGAAATGGCGTTGAGCTTGTCGCTGTTGCTCATGTACTGGAGGCGGTTGGATGTGAACCAGATCCGGTTACCAAAGGCGCTCCGCTCGCGCTCCGTGTAAAGCATCTTGGTGAGGACCTCGGACAGCTGGATCGCGAACCACTCGACCGCACCCTCATAAAATGCCAGCCAGGAATCACCAAAGGCCTTGTTCTGAATGACGTCCTCGTTGACTGCGAAGTAATCAAAGACGTTCGCTTTGATCAGCTCCATCTGGTCCTTGTCTACCTTGTAGCTGTCCTGCGTTACCTGCTTGACGTCCTTGTAGGTGTTGGGAAACAGCAACACGCCGCCCGATCCGCTGCGGAGGTTGTAGCGGTTAAAACGGTCCCGCTCTTTGGCCAGATCTTCATCTGTGGACCAGTTCGCAGACGTGGCCATGAATCTGAACGTTGCGCCGTTTTTAATGCCCTCCTCGATCCCCTGCTTTTGCAGCGCGATGAGGTCCAGGGTAGACTTGAGCGCGTCATTGTTCGCGCCAAACAGATCAGAGTCCATCTGATACCGGGTGAGGATCCCGGTCCGATACAGCTCCATCGCGCCGCGCTTGCCACCCCTGAAGGTGAAACGGACCCAGGGGATGCCCTGATACTCCACCAGCTCCCAGGACTCCGGAACCACCGCGATGATGCCGTTTGGCTCGCCGTACTCACCCAGGGTGGGTACAATAAAGGCCGTGTTCTTCGCGTAAAGCAACACGGCCAGACGGTACAAAAACTGTGGCCAGGTGCTCATGCCGTTGGGTTGGACACTCAGGCGATTCCGTAGGTTTTCTTTGGCTGATCCGGATATGTTGACGGTCAGCTTGGCAGCGTGCCGCCCATGGGCATCCAGAGCGGCCCGGATCAGATCCGACTCAAAGACGGACCCTGACCAGGTGTGGAAAGAGGGCGTATACCCATCCAGGAGAGCGAAAGTCTGTTTGGGCTGGATCCGCTTCGGATTCCGCCCAAAAATATAGTCAAATAGTCCCATGGGATCACCCCCTCTTATTTTCGAGTTTCACCTTGTTTTCGGCCCAGTGAGTGGACCGGACACAGAGCGCGTCCAGGATGGCCGCGACTCCGTCAACGTGGGCATTCTTGGCGATCTTGACCAGTTTCTTCCGGCTGTGCGCGCTTGTCCCAGCTTCAATCTGTTGGGCGGCATCCTTGAAATGGAGCTTGAGCAGGTCATTGTCATCCGCGCACTGTATGGTTCCCTGCTTGACCAGGCCTTCCAGGTCGTTTTCGATCCCGGTCAGGTTGTAGCCCTGGAAGACGCTGTCCATATGAAAGTTAAAGTCCCGCAGATCCTGCACCAGATAATCCGCTGTATATCGGTCATATCCGATGACAAGCGGATAGATCCGATACTGTTGGATCAGCGCCACAAACCAGTTGTAGCAGTCGCGATAATTGACCACGGACTCGCCAGAAACATCCAATAGCCCCCGCTGGATCATGATGTCGTAGGGGATACCGTCCCGGGCCGTGGCCTCCTGGATCTTGTCCGCCGGGAGCCAAAACTTGCTGAAGATGTAAATGATCCCGTCCCGCTCGATGAGGATGCAGGCGGAGGTCAGGTCTGTGGTCTGGGACAGGTCGATCCCGCCCACACAGTAGCAATCATGGAAGTCCTCCAGGCGGAGGTTGTTTCCGAAAACCTTTTTTATGTCCGTAG